CAACGCCCGGCCGGCAGACTGGTTCGGTCCCGAGCACGCCGCGATGCTGGTGCAGTACTGCCGGCACAAGGTGCAGTCAGACCTCATTGCCCAGCAGGTCGAAGAGTTCGAACCCGAATGGCTTCTCGAAGATGAAGGCCTGAAGCGCTTCGACAAGCTCGGCGCAATGCTCGAGCGAGAAACCCGCGCAATGAATGCGCTGCTGCGTTCGATGCGCCTCACCCAGCAAAGCTTGGTCCGAGCGGACAAGGCAGTAGCTACACAGAAGGGACGTAAGCCATGGCAGTCAAACGACGACTGAGTCGGGGCGAGCGGAACATCAAGTGGATCGAAGACTTTTGCTGCATCCCTGAAGGGCGCCTTGTGGGTCAGCGGGTGAAGCTGACCAAGCACCAGAAGAAATGGATCAAGCGAATCTACGACACGCCAACCAGGACCTTCATCCTGTCCATGGCGCGAAAGAATGCCAAAACGGCGCTGTCGGCTTTCATCCTGCTGCTTCACATTTGCGGCCCAGAAGCTCGGCCCAACTCCCAGCTCTATAGCGCAGCGCAGTCGCGGGACCAGGCGGCGATCCTTTTTGAATTGGCGGCCAAGGTCGTCAGGATGAGCCCAGACCTTTCCGAGTACGTGAATATCCGGGACACAGCCAAGGAGCTGCTGTGCGGTGAGCTGGGTACCTTCTACAAGGCGCTCAGTGCGGACGCGGCCACCAAGTTCGGTCTCAGCCCTGCCCTGGTCATTCATGACGAGCTGGGGCAGGTGGTCGGGCCTCGGTCGCAGTTGTACGAAGCGCTGGAAACCGCCAGTGCAGCGCAGGAACAGCCGCTGTCGATCATCATCAGTACGCAGGCCCCGACAGACGCTGACCTACTCAGCTTGCTGATCGATGACGCACTGACTGGCGCTGACCCGCGAAACAAGGTCGAGCTGTGCACTGCCTCAATGGATATGGACCCCTTCAGCGAGGAGGCGATCCGCCAGGCAAACCCGCACTTTGATGACTTCATGAACAAGGATGAGGTGTTTCGCCAGGCCTCAGACGCCAAGCGGCTGCCGAGCCGAGAGCCGGCCTACCGAAACCTGATCCTCAACCAGCGGGTTGAAGCGCGCAGTCCGTTCATCCCTCGGGCCATCTGGCAGGAGAACGGTGCGGTACCGGATTGCCTGGAGGGGCAGGCAGTTTATGGTGGCCTCGACTTGTCCAGCGTGAGCGACCTGACGGCGCTGATCCTGGTGGGTGAGCAAGGCGACGTTGATTCGACGTTCTGGCTACCTGAGGAAGGTCTGGCCGAGAAGTCGCGTAACGACCGCGTGCCTTATGACCAGTGGGCCAGGGACGGGTATTTGCAGACGACTCCGGGCCGAGCGATCGAATACGAATTTGTTGCTGAGTACCTGCGCGGAGTGTTCGACCGCTATGACGTCCAGTGCCTCAACTTCGATCGATACAACATGAGATTCCTCAAGCCCTGGTTGGAGCGCGTTGGTTTCAGCGAGGAAGAGCTGGGGCGGTTCAAGGAGTTCGGCCAGGGCTTCGTGAGCATGTCGCCGGCACTGCGTGAGCTTGAGTCGCGCTTGCTTGCGAAGAAGCTCAAGCACGGCATGCATCCTGTTTTGGCGATGTGTGCGGCTAACGCTGTTGCCGTCAGTGATCCAGCTGGCGGGCGCAAATTCACTAAGGCCAAGGCCAGCGGTCGGATCGATGGAATGGTTGCTCTGGCTATGGCTGTAGCAGCTAGCACTGATGCGCCAGAGGTTGTCAGCAGCCTTTCGGACCACATAACCAAACACGGAATCAGAACCCTATGACTCCTGAACAACAGACGCCTCGCGAAGACGAGGTGTCGACCCTCGCTCGTCTGCGCGAAAGTCTGCCGGACCTGGTGGGCATGGTCGGCTTCGGGCTTCTGGCGCGCGGCCTCTGGGTTGGCTTCGGTGAGGCGGTGTCGCTATCTGTATGCGGCACCATCCTACTGGGGCTGTCCGCCTACGCCATCATTCGAGGGGGTAGCTGATGTTCCGAGCGCTCCTTGGAAGAAAGAGCAATCCGTTGACCATCGACACGCCAGAGAAACTGGCACAGGCGTTGGGCTCCGGCTATGAAACCTCCTCTGGCCAGCGTGTGACGACTTCCAGCGCCCTGCAGCAGCTGGTGGTTTTCAACTGCGTTCGCGTGCTGTCCGAGTCGATAGGCATGTTGCCATGCCGGCTGATGAAGCAGACGGACAAGGTACGGTTACCAGCTACAGGTCATCGGCTGTATCCGCTGCTGTCCATGGCTCCTAACGGCTATATGACCGCCCAGGAATTCTGGGAAATGCTGGTAGCGTGTTTGTGCTTACGCGGCAACTTCTACGCCTACAAGGTCGAGGCCTTGGGCAACGTCATCGAGCTGTTGCCACTCAATCCGGACATCGTCCACCCGAAGCTCAACGACGACTGGTCGGTTGAATACAAAGTCGATTTCAAAACTGGACCGAGAACGCTTACGCAAAAAGAGATCTGGCACGTTCGGCTGTTCACGCTGGATGGGCTGAATGGCTTGAACCCAATCGCCTACGCCCGCCAGACGCTTGGACTTGGCCAGGCGATGGATGCTCATGCTGGAAAGCTGTTCACCAACGGCGCTGTTACCAGCGGGGTCCTGCGAACGGAGCAAACGCTCACCGACGAAGCGTTCGGTCGGCTTAAAGAGGAGTTCCAGGGCGAGCACATGGGGGTGGCCAATGCCTACAAGCCAATGATCCTGGAGATGGGACTGGACTGGAAACCTATCAGCCTGAATGCCCAGGACACGCAGTTTATCGAATCCAAACGCATGACCGAGGCGCAGCTATGCGGCCTGTTCCGGGTGCCGCCGCACCTGGTAGCGAACATGGAAAAGATGACGCTCAACAACGTTGAGCAGATGGGCATGAACTTCGTGAACTACTCCCTGGTGCCCATCATCACGCGCATCGAGCACAGGATTCAGGTCGGCTTGCTCAACGAGAAAGACCGACTGACCCATTACGCCAAGTTCAATGCCGGCGCCCTGATGCGCGGAGACCTCAAGGGACGATACGAGGCCTACGCGAAAGGTATCCAGTGGAGCATCTTGAGCCCCAACGAGTGCCGCGACCTCGAAGACATGAACCCGAGAGAAGGCGGCGACATGTACCTAAGCCCATTGAACATGACCACCAAACCAGAGGCTGCCGACGATGCAGACAAAACAGCGTCTTGACCTGCCGCTGACCATCAAGTCGGTCAGCGACAGCGGCGAGTTCGAAGGCTATGGCTCGGTGTTCGGCGTCGAAGACAGCTACGGCGACGTGGTTGTTCGTGGCGCCTTCGCGGCGAGCCTGGCCAAGTGGAAAGAAAAGGCCCGGCTTCCAGCCATGCTCTGGCAACACCAGATGAGCGAGCCGATCGGCGTGTACACCGAGATGCGCGAGGACGACGTTGGTCTGTACGTGAAAGGCCAACTGCTGACAGAGGCTGATCCGTTGGCCAAGCGCGCTCACGCTCACATGAAGGCTGGCAGCCTGACCGGCATGTCGATCGGCTACATGCTCGACGACTACGAATACGACAAGGAAAAGGGCATTTGGCTGCTGAAGGCGATCGACCTGTGGGAAGTCTCCTTGGTCACTTTCCCAGCCAACGATGAAGCTCGGATCACCGATGTGAAATCTCTGCTGGCCCGCGGCGAAACCCCGCCGCCCAGCAAAGTGGAGCGAGCCCTGCGAGAGGTAGGGTTTTCTGGCTCCCAGGCCAAGGCCTTTATGGCCAAAGGCTACAGCGCAGTTTCACCGCGAGAGGCGGGTGTGGGCGAAGCGCTTGATTCCCTCAAATCCATTTTCGACAAATTCTGAAGGGGGCACCCATGCCTGTAGATATTCAAGATGTGAAACAGGTCGCCGAAGAGCTCGGCGGCAAGTTCAACGAGTTCAAGGAGAAGAACGACAAGCGCATCGATGCGCTGGAGGCTGAGAAGGGAAAGCTTTCCGGCCAGGTCGACACCCTGAACGAGAAACTGGGCGAGTTGGACGAACTCAAGACGGCACTGGAGAAAGAGCTGGCCGATCTGAAGCGCCCGGACGGCTCCGGCACCAAGGCTGCGAGCGAGCACAAGACCGCATTCATGCAGTTCGTTCGCAAGGGCATCGACACCGGCCTCGGCGACCTGCAGGCCAAGGCGCTGCAAATCGGCAGCGATGCCGACGGCGGCTACGCAGTGCCGGAAGAACTGGACCGCAGCATCATCGAGCTGCTGAAAGACACCTCGCCAATGCGCCAGGTGTGCAACCAGATCACCGTTGGCACGCCAGACTACAAGCGCCTGGTCAGCCTGGGTGGCGCCGGCTCCGGCTGGGTTGGCGAGACTGCTGCCCGTCCCGCGACCGGCACTCCGACCCTGGGCCAGATCGCCGCGTTCATGGGTGAGATTTACGCCAACCCGCAGGCAACCCAGACCAGTCTGGACGACATCTTCTTCAACGCTGAGGCCTGGCTGAATGGCGAGGTCGCGCGCGAGTTCTCGGAAAAAGAGGGCGCAGCCTTCACCAGCGGCGATGGCGTGAACAAGCCAAAAGGCTTCCTGGCCTACGATCTGGTCCTGGACGACGACAAGACCCGCGCCTTCGGCAAGCTGCAGAAGCTTATCTCGGGTACCGCCGGCGGCTTCAATGGCGACAAGATCATCGACTTGATCCATTCGCTGAAAGCAGGCTACCGAGCCAATGCCCGCTTCATGATGACCAACCTGACCGTCGCCTATGTCCGCAAGCTGAAGGACAGCCAGGGCAACTACCTGTGGCGTCCAGGCCTCGAGGCAGACAAGCCGTCCACCTTGCTGGGCTATGGCATCGTGGAGAACGAGGACATGCCTGATGTCGCCGCCGACGCCAACGCCATCTCCTTCGGCGACTTCCAGCGTGGCTACACCATCGTGGATCGCATCGGCACCCGCGTGCTTCGCGACCCCTACACCAACAAACCTTACGTTGGCTTCTACACCACCAAGCGCGTCGGCGGCATGCTCGTCGACTCCCAGGCGATCAAGGTTCTGACCCTGAGCGCTGCCTGATCGAGCGGGCGCCTTCGGGCGCCCTCTCTGCGGAGGATGTATGCCGAAGATTTCCGTTGAAACGTCGTTCAAGTTCGCTGAGGGCGGCAACGAGGTGATCGAGGTTGAGGTTGGCGAGCAGGATGTTTCCGAACGCTGCGCTCTGGTAGCTGTAGAGCACCTGGGAGTGGCCACCTACCTTGACGGCTCGGGGGCGGTGGAAACCGACCCACTGAAAATGAACGTGCCGGAGCTGAAAGAGTGGCTGACGGCGAAGGGTATCGCCTTCGACGCCGCGGCGAAAAAGCCAGAGCTGCAAGCCCTGGTGCCGAAAAATGATTGACCTCGCCACGGTGAAAGCCCACTTGCGCGTTGATCACGACGAGGAGGACGCCCTGATTCAGGGCTACTCCGATGCGGCCATCAGCGCCTTCGAGTTGTGGACCAATCGCAAGCTGATCGCCGAAGGTGAACCGCTTCCTGATCCGGTAGGTAATGCCTTGGGCATTACGAAGGCGATTCGGCAAGGCGCCTTGCTGCTGATCGGGCATTGGTACGCCAGTCGGGAGACCGTCGCCATCGGAGTTACCGTGATCGAACTGCCCATGGCCACCAATGCCCTGTGGCTACCGCACCGCTGGGTGAATATATGAGAGCCGGCCCAATGCGTCATCGCCTCACTCTGCAGCGCGAGGTCGAGACCCGTGTCAGAGGCGGCGGGGCCGAAGTCGAGTGGCAGGACCTGGGCAAGGTCTGGGCGGAGATCGCCTTGCCCAGTGGGCGCCTGGCACCAGTCGCCGAAGGTATCCAGAGCCTGGTAACTGCCGAGATCCGGATTCGTCCGCGCCCGGATGCTGTCGCTGGCTGCCGCCTGGTGGAGACCGTGCGCGGCGTCAGCACCACTTACCTGATTCACGCGGCCCTGTCGGACAACGCGAACAGCATGCTCCGCCTGCTCTGCTCCAACGTCATCAACCCTTGAGGACATCACCATGCGAGTGAAAGCTCTGGCCAGTATTTCTGGCCCAATGGGCCGCAAGGCCGCGGGCGACACATTTTCGGTACCGGACGATGAGGGTGCCGCCCTCATCGCCCAGGGCGTTGTCGAAGAGGTCGTCGAACCTACCCACGATGAAATCCCTGTGCCGGCAGCGAAGCCGCCCAAGTCGCGGAAGACCTGACCATGGCTCGTCGGTCGAGGTTGTCCGGTGACTTCAAGCTGCGCCGGACGCTGCGCAACATTCACCAGACGATGGATAACGAGGTGAAGGTCGCCATGCAGGATGGCGCAGACCGCATTCTGGAGAGCATGCGCGAGTTCGTTCCTAAGGACACAGGCGAAGGGGCTGCTGCACTGAGCGCCTTTGTGTCGAAGAGCGGCCTGGATGCGCAGATCGGCCTACGTGGGAAGAAGGCCAACAGGAAGTACTACTACCTAAGGTTTATCGAGTACGGCACTAAGGGATACACCGAGGGCAAGCGCTCCGGAGGCCGCAATAAGCGGGTCACCAACAAGTCCGACGGCAAAAGCTTCTTCGGCAAGTATCCGGACATTCCGGCTCGGCCGGCGCATCCCTGGCTGCGGCCGGCGCTCGACGTGAATCGTGAATTCGTCCTGGCCAACATCCGCGCGGCTGTGGCCCGCACGCTCAGGAAGGCCAGCGAGGGGGCAAGCGATGGCTGATCCATCCGTTGCATTACAGATCGCCCTGGCTGATCGGCTGGAGGCCGCTTTGGCTCCACTGAGCTGCCCGGTTTACGACGGGGCACCGCTCAATGCTCAGATGCCTTATGTGTCGATCGACAACGAGATCATCAACGCTGCTGACTTCCTGGCCAGTCGCATGGATGAGCGCTTGCTGTACCTGAGCGTCTGGAGCGATGCCAAGGGCCAACTGGAGGTGAAGCGCGTCATGGCTGCCATCGATGAGGCTTTGCACGAACAACCACTCCAGCTCGAAACGGGGCATGTCGTATCGGTCCGCGTCCTGCGCAAGCAGTCCAACCGCGAACCGGACGGCGTGACCTACCAGGGTGCTGTGACCCTGCGCATTTACACCCAGCACTGATTTTTCACTGAACCACTGCCGCGCTGCGGCTCAATCACCTGTCCTCGGGAGGACTGCTTATGTCTATCAATACCGGCGCCGGCACGCGAATCTACATCGCCCCGC